TCTCAACCATCAAGCGCATCGCTGACGTGGTTGGTCGCACAGAGATCGAAGTCGCACACTGGCTGCACTGCAAACGCGCAGGACAGCAGCTCCCGCAATAGACAGAATAGGACTAGGACAATGGACACAAGAAACATCAAACTTACATGCATCGAATGCCATCGCACGAACGTCGTGCCTTATGGCCGTGGACATCGCATCTGTGACATCTGCTCACAGCGTGAGCTCAAGCGCGAGCGCCGCCTCCGGACACAGCGCCGCATCCAGATGGTCGGCAGTTTTCTTTTGATTGTCGTTGCTGTGTGGACCTCATGCATGATGGCGTCCGACTGGAACACTCCAAACAGTCCGGATCACCGTGCACACCAGGCGATGCAGTCTCGTGACTGACGCCATCACAACCTGGTCACAGTATCGAGGTAGCAGACGCACGAGCACCACTGGACTCCTGACGCCCGATGAGGAGTTCTTTCTCGGACGCATGGTCCAGAATGGTGTCCAGCGTGACAAAGACAAAGCGACCGCTGAGTTCGTCAATCACAACGTCCGAATGGTCAGCGCAATCGCCAAGAAGTTTCGTGGTCGTGGATGCGAACACGAGGACATGTTGACCGATGGAATGCTCGGACTACACCACGCGGTCCAGCGCTATGACCCGTCACTCGGTCACCGCTTCAGCACCTACGCGACCAACTGGGTCCGCCAGGCTATCGGTCGCGGCATCGAGAGCCGTGGTCGAGACATCCGTCTACCGTCACACGCCATCGCGAAGCTGTCTCACATCAGAGTCTCGCGTCAGGAGTACATCGTCAAGCACGGTGAGACTCCAACACCGGCGGAACTGCTTGCGTACGTCCGTGAGGTCGTGCACACTTACCCACGATATCTTCACAAGCAGATTGAATCACTCGACGTCAAGTCGCTGACAGAGATCCTCCAGCACGATGTCAAGCTGGTGTCGAGTATTGATGAGCCAAACGCATACGGCCAAAGTCGCTACGACTTCATGCCATCAGGTGAACCTCCTGTCGGTGACCGTCTAGACAGAGAGATTCTTTACGCGCAGCTGCGCACGGTCATGGAAGTCCTAACCGATCGCGAGATTGCATGTCTTCGCCTTCGCTTCGGCTTCGATGGTCTGTCTGATGGTCGCTCACTCGAGGACGTCGGAATCCTGATCGGCTACAGTCGCGAGCGCATCAGGCAGATTCAGGTGCGCGCAATCGACAAACTTCGGGTGGCCGCTGGTGCAGACGTGCTAGCGGAGATTTTTGAGAGGATGGAACTATGACAGAATCAGAACAGCAGATCGCGTTTTTCAACTGGTGTCGGGTGATGTCTGGAAGTGATGCGCGCCTGGGAACAATCTTCGCTGTGCCGAATGGTGGCTATCGAAGCAAGGCCACAGGTGGCCGCATGAAGTCCGAAGGACTCAAGGCTGGCGTCTGGGACATCTTCATCCCGATCCAGATGGGGCAACACTGCGGGATGTGGATTGAAATGAAGGCGGGCAAGAACAAACTGACATCAGGACAGATCGCATTCCGCGAGTCTGTTGGTGATGCTTACCTGTGGTTTGTTGCCTATTCCTGGGACGAAGCAGTCGAGGCGACATGTCGATATCTAGGCATCGCGAGTGGCATCAACTAGTAGCTGTGAGTTGATCTCATCGGCGAGCTCGATGCTGTGAAGTTCACAGATCAGATACCAGACAGCCTTAAGCAGATCGTCGGTCTTATCTTCGCCAGGCTTTGAACCTGCGCGGAGAAGGTATTTAAGGGCATTTCCTCTTTTGAAGTCGAGACCATAGGCGTCGATGATTTCGATGGGCTGAATCGGTTGTTTGCGGTAATGTGTCGGGACCTGCTTGGACATGCAGGGATTATAAGGGGTAAGAATGAATCGTGTATCAGAGGCTGTGACTTTCCTGTCATGGCTTTTCGGGCCGTACTCTGACGGCTTCGTCGAGATCCGAACGATGAATCAGGGAAAAGTGCAGATGCGCTTCTGGGAACTTCCAAGGACGGAAGCAGACTGGATCGGCATCGGCGAAGCGTGTATCCAGTGGAGTGACGCTGGAGATGATGTTTACGTCGGCGTTCTTCCACGCTGGCGAAAAGGAGGAAGGGACAATGACGTCCATACTGCTGGTGTACTTTGGTGCGACATCGATGACCTTACTGGTCTGGATCAGACTGCAACGCTTGATAAAGTCACAGTCGCTGTCAGATCAGGAAAAGGGCTGCACTGTTACAGGCGACTCAAAGTGGTTGGCATTGGGACTAAGCCAACAGAACAGCGCGAGTTCGTGCAGCTGCTTGAACGCTGGATGCTCACACTCTCAAAAGCTGCGGACATCAAGTGTAAAAACCCGAGTCGAATATTACGAATACCTGGAACTCTAAATTGGAAGAACAGGGACTTACCTCGTTTGGTGGAACTCGCGAAGTACCCGCCAGAGGCCTCCAGAATCGTCGAGGAGACGACATCCACTCATCCATGGGGCGATGAGTGGTCACGCCTATTGATCGCCGCCAAAGCGGGGGACCTCCCAAAGCGCGAGCGGGGCAATTGGAATCTGGGCAAGTACAAGCACGGCGACTATTTGCTGTACTGTTTCAATCACACCATCATCGGCATCGAGCAGATGCGAGGTATGGGCATGATTGCACATGCGGAAGAGTGCCGTAAACTCGTAACCACTGCGCTGGACACGCAGTCATTCTCGGACTAGGACTAAAATGGACGAACTTTCATTAGACGATCTCCGCGCCATGGTGGCCGGAGACATGGCCACGCATGCCCGTATCATCGCTCATGGTGAGCACCACTGGGACAAACTGTGGCAACCTCACCCGGCATCGGGTGGCGCATTCGGTGGCCGTAATAACGCATTGGTCACACTGCTCGGATTCCTCCGCGCAAAGCGCTTCTCGATTGACCAGGCGAACATCTTCAGCATCTGGTGGAGTGACACATATTGTGATCCGCCACTGGACCGCGAAGTCATCCTCGAGACAGTCGGTCGATTCTGGTCACAATGGGCAGCAGGTACCGTGCCTGATGACTTACCTGGTGGCCAGACTCTCGCTCCTTGGGAGGTATGGGATTGGACACGGATGGAGGTCGAGGAGGAGAAACTCGGTAAACAGTCCTGGCTTATCCCTAACATTCTCTCAACTGGTGGACTGCACTACCTGTCATCACCGCCAGGCAGTGGAAAAACGTGGGTGATGTGCGATCTCATTCGTGCAGCTGTATTCGGCGACAAGTGGCTGAACGAGTTCGACATCCCTCAGACCAAAGTGTTGTACATCGATGAAGAGATGGGCGTCCAGAAGGTCTTAGAACGGCTGAGGAAGCTCGGAATGCGCTCGGCTGAGGGAATGGGCTACCTTAACCGTGTAGGCATCAGGTTCGACCAACCGCTTGATGTGGAGCGAATCGTGAAACATTGCCAGTCGCAGGGTATTGGCCTGGTGCTCATCGACTCACTGGTCCGCATCCATGGCATGGATGAAAACGACAACAGCCAGATGAGGAAGTTGTATGACGCATTCAAGAAACTCCTGGACAACGGAATCACTGTCCTGATCGCTCACCACAATCGCAAGGGCGGCACTGACTCGACGGTCAAGCACGAAGGTATGCGAGGCGCTGCGGAGATTGTCGCAGCTGCTGACATGGCCTATTCGGTCGAGAAGCAGGCGAACGGGTTGTACCGCATGTATGTGACGAAGGGCCGTCTAATCAGTGATGAGGACGCCATCGATGTGACCTTCGAGATCCGCGATGAGGATGGTCTCACGAAGGTCAGGACGCTTGACGCTGGCGCCAGGAGCGAAGTCATCACACAAGAGATCCGCTCAAAACTCATCGAGCTCATCAGTGAAACACCAGGCATCTCACAGGCACGTCTTGCAGAGTTATGTGGTGGTCGAAAATCAGTTGTTGCAGCTACACTCGCGGACCTCGAAGCGAGTCGAATAGTGGCGTTTGACAAGGGTCCCAGGAACGCGAAACTCTACCGTCCGACTGGTCTTTTATAGGCGTTTGACCTGTTCCCGCGACCTGTTCCCGACCTGTTCCGCCCTTAAGGATAAAGAAACGGGAACAGGTCAGGAAAATCCCCCCTTTGGAAACCCCCCTGCCAGCATGTTTAGACGCTTGCTGGCTTAGGGGTATAAGTCGAAACTGTTCCTGCGGCCCGGGCGCTAACGCTGGGCCACGGAACAGCATCGACGAAATGTTTGACAGATGGTTTGATGTTTGGTAATGTCAACTCGGCAGTGCTGGTGGAATAACCTTTTGGATTGGTAACTGAGCCAGCACTGTCACAGAGTGGTCATATGACCAAAGGAGAAATAGAGTTATGGGTTTCTTTTCAAACGCCACGTTCAACGATGGCGCCTCACAGTTCGAAGCAGCTGTCGCAGGCTCTTATGTCTGCCGTCTCGCAAACGTCGAGAGCATCGACCGACCATCGTACGATGATCCGAATGTTTTGCTTCCAAACTTCCGCTTCACCTTCGAAACCACTGAGTATGGCGATAGCAACAGCAACGCGTTTCGCTTCGTCAAGTTTACGCGACAGGGCTATGGTTCCGATAAGGCAGCACTGACTATCCTGCTCGATGGCATGCTCGGACGCCGCTTGACACAAAAAGAGTTTCACGACCTTGACATCGACTCGCTCCTGGCTAAGGAGTGGATGGTCACTGTCGACAGCAAGCTCAACACGCGTGGTTATCAAACGAACGCCATCGTGTCCGTTTCTCCAGTCAGTGCCAAGAAGAAACTGACCAAGATCGCACAGCCAGCGATCAAGACAGATGACATCGAAGACCCCTTCGGTGAAGACGCCAGCGAGTAACCTCTCCCGGTTGCCAACGACTCGCTGACGAACCAGGCGCACTATCCGAACGGTGTGCCTGGTCTTTTACTTTGAAGGGGAGAATCAATGTCGAAGAACACAAATATTGAGGAGCGGAAACTCCTCATGGTGCGAATCAAAGATCTGAGAGCTGCTGGTCACAACATACGACGCACAGCTGAGATTATGGATATGTCTGAGAAGACATTGCATCGATGGATCAGGGAAGAAAATCCAGACAGGCCAGTCAAGAAAATGGACCCTTACATCTCGCTCGATGAAAAGACCGCGACCGTGATCAAGTGGGCGGAGCTCATCGCAAGCGGTGAGACACGAAGCAATGCAGCTGCATCGGTTGGTTTTCCGACGATGATGCTTAACAGGTGGCTGATGTCAGAACCTTCACTGCGGATTGAGTTCCAAGAATGTATCGGGAAGAAACAAAACAATTGGGGTGGTCGCAAGAGTTTCGAACAAATCCTTGTAGACGTGCGCGCAGGGCGTCCTGTGTGGCGTGATGGCGCTCGGTTCAAGATTCAGCTGGTGGAATCTGCACTCATGCGATACGAGCTCGATGGCGCGAATGTTTGGCGATGCAAAGGCTTCGCGACACTATCAGGTAATGATGTCCTGGCGCGAGATTGGACGGTTATAGAATGAAGTTCTCAGAAGTAATACAACACTTGATGCATGGCAAACCAATCACACGCGTGTGCTTTGACCATGATGTCTACATCCGATACTCAGACCTTTATGAGGCATTCATGATGCATACGGGTGATGAGTCGAAGACTCTACAAGGTCTCACACTGGACCCTGAGTCGCTTTTCGCGACTGACTGGATGTGGGGCGAAGATCACCCGGTCAAGGATGAGATCACATGGACACGGACAACATCGTAAGGAGCATCATGGCAAAGCCATGGTCCAACACCTACAGTCTGCTCAAGGCCATCGGAGCATCCGGCGACCAGGTCGATGAGGCATGGCGCGACTACCGTCGCAAGTACATGCGGAGTCAGCGCTGGCAGGACATTCGCACGAAGGCGCTTGATCGGTCAGGTAGAACATGCGAGCAGTGTGGCCGTCGACAGGACGACGGCTACAAGCTCGATGTGCATCACATTACCTACATCAGACTCGGTGGTGAGCTGATGGAGGATGTGCAGGTCCTGTGCTACTTATGCCACGGACAGCTGCACTACAGGCGCAGAGTGCGCCAGGATGGGACAGAATAGGATCATGGCAAGAGGTAATACAACAGAACCAGAGATTCTCGCACAGGTCGAATCGGCTTTGATCGCTGGTCAAAGTCCTTCGGTCATTGCACGGTCGTGTGGATTACCACGCACGACCATCATCTCGATCAGGGACAGAATGACGACTCCTGTCGAACAGAGTCGACATGACATCACCACGACGATTCTCCCGACAAAGTCTCTCGATGATCTTCTGACATCAGTGCTCGAGGACAGCCTGAAGGCGCTACAGGCGATAGCACGTACAGCGCAGAGTGAGCGTTACATCAATGGCCAATCAGCTGCCCAAATTGCAGCTCTCCATGAGCGCATTGCGAACTTCTCGATACAACTTCTCTCCGCCGCAGCCGAACCAAGCCAGGACAACAACTAGCGCGCAGACGGCTGTCTGTTATCTCGACTACCTTCGAGAGACTTTGCCGAATGGTTGGTCCTTTACCGCTCGGCATCTCATCGCCATCGCTTCACACCTTGACGCTGTGGAGCGTGGTGAGATCGACAGACTCGCGATTCACATGCCACCGCGCCACGGTAAGACTGAGACAGTGACCGTGCGCTATGGCGCCTATTGCATCGAGCGAGATCCAAGCGCGAATGTGTTGGTCACTGGCTACAATGAGCGCATCGCGAGGCGCTTCTCCCGTAAGTCGCGCCAGATCGTTTCGTCCAGGACTAAACTGTCAAAAGACAACGCGGCACAGGATGAGTGGTCACTGCCGGAGGGGG